GTCATCAAATAGTTCAATGCGTAATTTCCTGTTGATATCCAGTCTGTTGGGTCGCTGAAACCTATGCCCAGTCCCTGGATTGATTTGGTAATGCTTTTTCTAAACTTTGTTGCGTCAAATACTTTTGTCATAATTTATATCCTTGTAATCTATATTAGCATACCTAGGCCCTAACGTCAATGCTAGGGCCTTGGTAAAATGTCAGATTATTTTGCTTGTCTTGATCTAATCAACTTCAAGATGTCTTCTGCTCTCTTGGCACTGTCACCTGCAGGAGCCGTAGCCGCCGCTGGTTGTGGTGCTGGTGCAGATTCAGTTACAGGAGCCGCAGTTGGTGCCGCTTCTGCCACCGGTGTTGCCGCTGGAGCAGATGCTGTCGGAACTGCTGTTTGTGGTTTACCTTGATAAGCCACGCCTGCAGGCCTGAAGTACTGACCATACTGCTCAAGATCATAAGCCTCTCCTTCGACAGATTTTTCAAATAATTCTTTTATTATTTTTACTTCTGCCTCGGTTGGTTCTTTCGGTCTGAAGTCATTTAAATTGAACAAACCATTTGTTTCAATAGCGGCTCTCTCTGCTTCTTCAAGAGCTCTTTCTCTTCTTGACCATTTCGATGTTGAGTAGTCTGCGTATCCACCTTTAGTTGTTTTCGTAATTCTAAAGTCAACACCTTTCACGTAGTCAGTTGGCATTTCTTCCATCTCTGGATCCATCAATGCTCCTCTGATTATGTTGAAGATTTGAGGACCAATTATAAATCTTCTAATTGGATTCTCAGGTGTTGTGTCTTCCGCTAACGGATTAGTCACGACAAAACCTTGGAAAATGTAACTTTTCTTTTTCCAATATTTTCTGCCCATGTCTTCCATGCTCTTGTCTTTGAACCATGGTCTTACTTCTGTAAGCACTGGACAAGTCTTGCCATACATCTCCATGCAAGGTACCTGTACAGTAACTGGTCGAGAATCAGTCTGACCCTTGATACCTGCGAATGGTAGTTTGATCATGTTTCTCTCTGTCCAGAAGAAAGTGTTGTTAACATCCTTATCTGGTAAGAATCTAACTACTGCTTCTGAGCCTTCTGATATGTTCCAGTGTGGGTAGATGGCGTTGTCGCCGCCCGTTGATGAAGTGGAGCGATTCACTTCTTGAGATTTTAACTTCGCTCTTATTTCAGCCAATGATGCCATAATGTAAGCCTCCTTTTATTGTGCCTATGTTGTTTGTGCCTAAATGTATATTAGACATATAGTACGTAATATACAACTATATTTATCTAATGTCTACTACTATTATTGGTAAAATGCTAGGTTTTTGATACGAGCCAATTCAGGATTCTCTTCTGATACTGATTCCAGACCTTTGGGATATTTGACCTCTGCTCCACCATACTCTGGTCCTCCGCCGGCTATGTTGATAAGACGGTCCATCCATGATGTCTTATCTAATTTTTCCAACCATGGAAACTTCTTGAACCATTCCCGCTGATTCTCTTCCATACCATCTCCGGGTGTCAAGCCATAGTCTTTCATTAGTTCCGGTCCGCTGTCAGTGCCGTATTGGACATAATCGTGGATCACTCTTGCTTTCTCTTTGCCATATCTTTCTGCCACAGCATTCAAAAGTTTTGACCAATCGTCATGAGAGTCTTCTGAGAAGAAGTCTTCTAATTGTAAGCCAGCAAGTTCGATCGCGTCTTTCAAAGTATACTCTTTGTCGCCAACTTTAAACTTATCGCCTGCTTTCATACCTGCCGCTTTGGCTTTTTGTACTGCCTGAGCAAATTGATTACCTTCTGTTTTGTCAGCATATCTAGGATCGCCTGCTTTCATTCTTTGGTATGCAGGGTTATTCATCATTTTGTCTGCTTTGGTTACGTCTAGTTTTGTGGCGTTCTCTTTGTCCTTCTTTTCTATTTCAGGATCTTGTTTTGGTTCTGTTGAAATTTCTTTTAGTTTATCATAGTTTTGGTGTAGGTATTTTTCCGCCGCCTTGTAATCGCCTGACTGAAACGCTGACTTGCTGTCCTTGTCTAGCACGTCATAAATCATCTTACCGTCGTCGCCTTTGTACATAGACACGTAAGGTTTAATTGTTGCTTCACCTACATTGTCTACCCAACTTTCAAACGCTTCTGTTTCTTTTGCCTTGCCTTTTAAATCTTTCTTAGGTGCGAACGCTCCTGGCTCCATCCTAACTTCTTTTTCATATCCTGGATCCTTCTCCATTTTCTTGTAGTCGTCGATGTATCTCTTTGCCAACTGCACTGCAATTTTTTTATTCTTGATGTAGTCAGGTGTTGGTTTGAATGTTGCTGAATTCTCTTGTTCCATCTCATCTGCCACCCTTGAAGCAAAGTTTGCCACCCTGTCTTCTTCACCTGTCTTAGTCAACAGTCTTGATGCTATGTCTGAAAGTATAGAACTTAACATAGTGTTCTTGTTTGTAAATTTTGTGACTTTTAACATCTTGTCTGCCGAATCGTCTTTTCTTAAAATCAATTTGCTGTCTGGATCGTTTAAAAAACTTTGTACTACTGCACCGTGGTCCACTGGTGCTTGTACAGGTGCGTCGATCGGCTCTGCATCTGGCTCGAGTTCGTTTACCTGCTCTGCTTCTTTTGTCTTCTCAAATTCTGCCATTACTTTATTAATAAGTGGAAAAGCGTCTTCAACTCTGCTATCCAAGTTTGTCATCGTGAATTTTTCTCTTAATTTTGCAACTGTCTCGTCATCTAGTATTTGTTCTTCTGAACTTTTGAAATCTTTACTTGCATTCTCGTAGTGTGATTGTTTAGATAAATTTCTCATGTATTCTCTAAGGTTCTCAAGTTTCATTTTAGTCTGTTCTATGATGTCACCTGCGTTATCATTCAGTTGGTCTTTGTTAGATACATATCTCGAAAAGGAGTTCAATTTCGCTATATCTTCAGAAGTCTGTACTATGTGTTGTCCAAATTCATCATGCGGTCTTCCGCCGTTGGCAACGTGTCTTGTCATTGCTCTCGCACCTGCTAGGTGTGTTAATGGATACTTGAATCTTTCACCGTCTTCGTTTTCTATGTATAGTGATTGTATCTGTCTTGATCTTGCACCTGGCACAGTTTCGTCCACTTTGCCTTTGTGTCTGATTATTAATTTTGTTTTATCTAGGTTCTCGTATGAACGCTTTGCTGTGCCTGTAAGGCCTTCGTTCACACCCGCTAATTTAGTAATTCTTGCTAGTTCTTCCGACATCTCGTCAGTATTTACCGTTTTGTTCGTATCTGCAATATTTTGATAATCCTGCTTCGTTAGGTTATTTTTAGTGATATCCCTCACATCAAAACGTAGTTGATGCTCCACAGCGAAGTCTTTCAATTCCTTAAGGAATGCATACCATTCGTCCTTGCTGTCCTCGTCTATTTTGTTGACTAGGTCCCTGTTGTAATACACTTTCATGTTCTCACCGTCCGCAAGGCTGATGCTTACTGCACCGAATGTGTCTGCATCTTCTCTGAATTCGAACTCAAAGAATACAGCATTGCTTGGGTCTGCTGTAGCGGCCCCATTTTCGTCTCCAAGTCTAACGTTTGAGAACTGTGATCTTATCTTATTGAATAAATCTTGTGAATTTTTAGGGTTCATATAGTGTATTTATTAACCTGTAAACGATCCGAAGATTGGCATTGGAGTGATTTGGCTAGTCCTATCTGTCCATTTTTCAAATATTTTAGGGTCAAAATCTGCTAAAACTTTCATCATACGGGTCATTAACAAACATGCACTTACTAGATCATCGTGCTGTCCTGGTTTGGCGTTGTAGCTCATTCCTGATGCAACAAAGTCCTTTAGCTCAGAGATCAGGAGTTGCGAGTTAATCTTCATCTTATCGTTCTCAATGAGTTCTTTAAATTTAGTACAAGCGTCTATTTTGTGTTTTGCAGTTGTGTTGAATCCTCTCCTGAACTTACGTCTGTGACCCTTCCTTATAGGCTCTGATAGGAACATTCCTTGTATATTTTCTTCTCCTATATCCATTACCCTCATTAGTGCGGCTTCTCCAATTGAATTATTTTCCATTGAGTAAAATATCTGTGGAGTCGCTGACGAATCTTTTTCCATGATTGTATCATGTATGTGCTTGTTGATTCCTTGCAGTATTCTTACCTGCTGATTCATTGGTGTTTGATTATGGTGCCATTCGGCAACCTGTTCGAATGTTGGCAGTTCAAAAACCTGTATAGCGGCGTAGTCGCCACCTGTACCCATGCTTGGATCAAGACTTGTTAGGTATGTGTTGCCAGGCGTAGGACGTTTGAACCAACGCACCTGTCCTGTAGTTTCCACAGGTGCCACGCCTTCCATGTCTGCCAACACTAAACTGGATATCAATGTTTCATCAAATATCAAGAATTCACATTCGTGTTCCCTTCTAAATCGTTCTTCACCTATTCTAGATTTTTCAGTTTCTGCCCACGTCTCGTCCCTGTCGGGGTGTTCACTCCAGTGTGCCTTCATGGCGTAGAAACCGTTTGTTCCTACTATCTTGTCGTTGCCATATTCATCGAATCTTTTGTTGGCTTCCTTCCAAATCATAGCAAATTGGTCTTCGTCACTGTTGGGCGTAGAAGTAATCAAACATTTACCTCCAGTTGATAGGGTCGGTGATAATGATGTCCAAAATTCTTTTGCTTTCTCTGGTGGTTGCACGAATGCAAACTCATCACAGTATATCAGTGTAAGTGACATACCCCTTCCTGTGTTCTCAGTTGTTGTGGTTGCCATTATCTTTGAACCGTTGTCAAATTCTATGCTGTTTCTGTTGTATTGTGTTACTCCCGCTTTGATCCAACTGGGCAACATTTCGTAAGCGTAACGCACCCTTGACATAATGTCTGATGCACCTGCGTATTTGTGTGCCGCGATTAGTATCTGTGAATCAGGTTTGAACATGGCGTACCAT